AGCGTGTGCCGTCATTGCGGGATCACCATGATCAAGCCGGACGGGAAGGCATGGCGGATCGCAAAGGACAAGGATCTGTTTCGCGATTCATAGTCGCGTCCCACTGCGCATTCGAGTTATCCTGAAAAGCACTGTTTAGATCAGAGGGCCCGCTGTAAAATCGCCGCCATGCTTCGCGTTTCGGAGGCGGCTTTATGGATATAGACAAGGAGCTTCGGGAGATCGAGGCGATCCATAACGCCTTCAACGATCTGGTGGCGCATGGCACGCCTTCGGGCAAGCGCATCACCGTGCTGATATCGGATCTGGTGAAGCTTCAGCAGCGGCTGGATCAACTGCGCGAGGATCTGCGGAACGCCGCCAGCCTGTCGCCTTCGCACCGATAACCTACCTCTATAATGGGCGTACCAGACGCACCGCCACAGCGGCCCAAGGCGGATTAGCCACGACTATCTGGCGCGCACCCACCCCCAGCGGCAGCAGGTGCAGCTTGCCAGCCTCCCTGTCGATCAGCCGTCCGAACAGGTAGCGGCCGGTGGAGCGGGGCACGAGCATGTCGCGATTGAGGGCCTTGGAAAATAAGCCCGGTTCAATTCGCTCGCACCAGATCTGGTCGCCGCTGCGATAATCGCCGACGCCGCTTTCAACCAGGATCGCAACGAGCGCGGGACCGGCCTGAGGGGGAACCACGGAGGCCGGCTTCGTCGGAGCCTGCGCGCCGCCCGAGGTGAGGAGGGCGACGACGGGGAGATCGGTTCGTTCCGGCAGGCGGACGAGATCCGCCGCGCTGACGCCAAGCGCTTCGGCGATGCGATTGAGCCAGCCGACGGAAACGGTGCGCATGCCCGTCTCCAGCCGACCGATCGTTTGCGAGGTCGTCGGGGGTGCGCAGCGTTCGGCGACGTCCTGCAATGTGAGCCCCTTGGCGCGCCGCACCTCACGAATGCAGGTGATCATCCGCCGACCCTTGCTTAACCGAAATGGTTCAGAACTTTCCTACAGTATCGCCCAAATGGCAAGACATTCCTTATCCGCGGTAAGGGAGGAAATGGCATGGCAGCACAGCTTGGCGCGCATGGGCGACGGGTGATGGAAGCGATCGAAGGGGGACGGCGGTTTCGACGCGATGGAGTGGGTTGGCGCGCCGGGGCACTGGCGGTTCCGGATAGCCTCATCCTGGAGCTCAAGCGGTACGATCTCGTGAAGGAGGGGCCGGAAGGGCTGGCTCTGACACGGGCCGGGCAGGGCTGGAACGCGCGGGCCGCGCGGCCGGATCTCCCGAACAGGCTGATGGCGGACCGCGCCGCATCGCAGGACGGCGAGGAGCGGACCGGGACACCAAGGCGGCGGCCGCGTAGCGTGGCGGTTAACCTGTTGGAATCGCCTCTGGGCTGGCTGATGGCGCGCGGGATGGTGACGCCGCGCCAGTTCGACGCGGGCGAGCGGTTGCGCGGCGACTGGACGATGGCCGGGCTCGGGCCGAGCGTGACGATGCGCTGGGACGCGGCACCCGCTTCGCGGACGGCGCGCGGGCCCGGCTCGACGATGGACCCGACGCTCGCGCAGATATCCGCGAAGCGGCGGTTCGAGGCGGCGCTCGAGGCGGCGGGCGGCGGTCTTCGCGATGTATTGTGGCGCGTTATCTGCGCAGGCGAGGGGCTGGAGGCGGCTGAACGGGCGCTCGGCTGGCCGAAGCGCGCGGGCAAGCTGGTGATGCTGATGGCGCTGGATCGAGTGGCTGACTTTTATGGGATCAGGTAACGGATCTGTTACGACGGGGCGGAAGGAGATCGGGCATGGCTCGGATGACATTGGGCAAGGCGCTCGCCGGGGTGGCGGGCCTCGCAGCGGCGGGAGTGGCGGCGGGCGCTGCCTGGATGTGGTTGCGCGAGCGGGCCAGCGAGACGCCGGAATATAAGGTACTGCTTGCCGACGGGGCGTTCGAACTGCGCCGCTATCCCGCGATGCTGGTTGCGGAAACCGTGCAGATGGGCGCGCGCGACCGGGCGCTGGGCAATGGCCTTGGGCTGCTCGCGGACTATTTCTTCGCTGAGAGCCGGGGAGGCGAGGAGATCGCGATGACGACGCCGGTGATTGCACTGCAGGATGGCGGCGGCGGCTGGCGGGTCCGGCTGGTCACGCCGGCCGTCTGGACGCGCGAGACGCTGCCGGAGCCGGGGCCGGGCGTGACGATCGTGGAGGTGCCGTCGCGGCGGGTGGCGGCGGTCCGGTTTGCCGGTCGGGCGGATGATGCGTTGCTTGCCGGCAACGAGAAGCAGTTGCGGGAGTGGATCGCGGACCAGGGACTGGCCGGCGCGGACCAGGCCGAGCATTGCTTCTTCAACTCGCCCTTCATGCCGGGACGGATGCGGCATAACGAGGTGATGATCGAGATACGCGACTAACCTTTCTGGTTATTTCCGGTTGACAGCGCCACGCTCTTCAGGTACAACGCAGACAAGCTGAGAAATTGCGTCGAGGCCGGAGCGGTTGTCATCGCTTCGGCCTTTCGTGTGTCTGGAGCGGCGGCATGGTCGAAAAGAGCAATCCGGCGCGCAGACGGGAACGCTGGACGATTGAACGCCAGACACGCTTCCTCACCGAACTCGCGGCGACCGCCAATGTGAGCGCCTCGGCGCGGGCGGCGGGGATGTCCGAGGCGAGCGTCTACCGGCTGCGGCAGCGTTCGCCGGAGTTTCGCGAGGCCTGGAGCCTGGCGCTGCGCGAGGGATATGAGAAGCTGGAGCTGATGCTGCTCGACCGCGCGCTGAACGGGGTGGAGAAGCCGGTATGGTATGGCGGCAAGCAGGTTGGTTCGATCACCGAATATTCGGACCGGCTGGCGCTGACGCTGATCGCGGCGCATCGTGCGGCGGTGCGCGGCGGATCGGCCGAGTTCGTCGAGGAGCCGGGGGCGGTGCGGCTGCGGTTCGCAGCGAAGCTATGCGAGATGAACATCCGGATGGGCGGCGAGGGATAAGGCGATATGCAGCTTCCCGAGGGCGCTTCGCCGGGCGAACATCTGGCGGCGCTGCCGGCGGCGGAGCGGGCGAAGCAACTCGATCGCTTGTCCGACAGGGAATTGGCGGCGCTGGAAGGAAGATGGGCTTATTGGGCGCGGGCGGCACAACTGCCGCCCGAGGGAGATGACTGGCGAACCTGGCTGATCCTGGCGGGCCGGGGATTCGGCAAGACGCGGGCGGGCGCGGAATGGGTGCGTTCGCACGCCGAAGGGGACGGGCGGCTGCGCATCGCGCTTGTGGCGGCGACGATCGCGGAGGGGCGCGCGGTGATGATCGAGGGCGAGAGCGGGCTGCTGGCGATCGCGCCGCCCGGCTTGCGCCCCAATTATGAACCGTCGTTGCGGCGGCTGACCTGGCCGAAAGGCGCGCAGGCCTTTCTCTATTCGGCGGCGGAACCCGAGGCCCTGCGCGGGCCGCAGCATCATTTCGCCTGGGCGGACGAGATCGCCAAATGGCCGCATGGCCTGGAGGCGTGGGACAATCTGCTGATGGGCCTGCGGCTGGGCAGCCTGCCGAGGATCGTGGCGACGACGACGCCTCGGCCGGTGCCGCTGGTGCGCCGCCTGCTTGGCGAGTCCGGCGTCGCGGTGACGCGTGGGCGGACGGCCGACAATGTCGCGCATCTGCCGGCGGCCTATCTGGCGGCGATGCGCGAGAATTACGGCGGAACGCGGCTGGGACGGCAGGAGCTGGACGGCGAACTGGTCGACGAGATCGAGGGAGCGCTGTGGAGCCGGGCGCTGATCGAGAAATGCCGGGTGCGCAGCGTGGCGAAAATTCGGCGCGTGGTGGTCGGGGTCGATCCTCCTGCCGGCGCGGGCGCTGCGTCCGACGCTTGCGGGATCGTGGCGGTGGCGCTGGGCGAAGATGAGGCCGCTTATGTGGTCGACGATGCAAGCGTGCAGGGGTTGAGCCCGGAAGGGTGGGCGCGTGCGGTGGCGGCGGCGGCGGCGCGCAACGGGGCTGACCGGGTGATCGCCGAGGCGAACAATGGCGGCGCGATGGTCGAAAGCGTGCTGCGCGCGGCGGAGGAGAATCTGCCGGTGAGGCTGGTCCACGCCTCGCGCGGCAAGGCGGCGCGGGCCGAGCCGGTGGCGGCGCTCTACGAGGCCGGGCGCGCCTTTCATGTGGGCGCGTTTCCGACGCTGGAGGACGAGATGACAGGCCTGGTTGCGGGCGGCGACTATGCCGGCCCGGGTCGTTCGCCGGATCGCGCCGACGCGCTCGTCTGGGCGATGACCGAACTGATGCTCGGCCGGCGAGGGCAGCCGGGGATGCGGCGGCTGTAGCTCAGCGGCGGGCCGGCAGCTGGTGGAGGAAAGCGTCCTTGCGGACCCAGTGGTGGACCTCGCCACATTTAGGACAGTGTACCTTGCGGTTGCCGAGATCGCTTTCGGAGAAGGTCGAATAGTCCATCGTGATGCCTGTGAAGACATAGCTTTTCGTATTCGGGCAACGGATCAGCACGGTTCCCATAATCGTCTTCCGCCCCCCACGGTGGTCGATGAAATCGTGGTAAAAAATAGGTTAAGAATAGTTAACAAACTCTAAACAAGTTCCGTAGTTTCAGCCGTTTTGGAGAATGAGATGCGTCTTTTCGGACGAAAGGGCGCGAGCCATGTCGCGCGCCCGGCGCTGTTGCGTTCGATGGCGGGAACGGTGTCGAGCGGGGAGTGGCCGCGCAATTATGAGGCGCAGGTGCGGGAGGCCTTTCTGGGCAACGCGGTGGCGCAACGCGCGGTGCGGCTGGTGGCCGAAGGAGCAGGTGGCGTGCCGGTCGTAGCGGGGCGGGAACGTCAGCGTGCCGAGGCGCTGGTTCGCACGACGAGCGCGGGTCAGGGGCTGATCGAGACGGCGGCGGCGCAGATCCTGCTGCACGGCAACGCCTTTCTGCAAATCCTGTGCGATGCGGAGGGAGAGCCCGCCGAGCTTTATGCGTTGCGGCCGGAGCGTGTGACGATTGAACCGGACGGCAATGGCTGGCCGGCGGCCTATCGCTATCGGGCGGGCGAGAGCGTGACGCGCTTCCCCGCAATCGACGGGGCAGGGAAACCATCGATCGTGCATGTGAAGGCGCTGCATCCGACCGATGATCATTATGGCCTCGGCTGCCTGGGCGCGGCCGCGGGCGCGGTGGCGATCCATAACGCGGCGACGCGCTGGAACAAGGCGCTGCTCGACAATGCGGCCCGGCCATCGGGTGCGCTCGTCTATGATCCTGGCGAGGCTGGAGCGGCACTTTCAGCGGATCAGTTCGACAGGCTGAAGTCCGAGATGGAGGCGAGCTTCGCGGGAAGCGCCAATGCCGGGCGGCCGATGCTGTTGGAGGGCGGGCTGAAATGGCAGGCGATGAGCCTGACCCCCGCCGACATGGACTTTGTGGGGCTGAAGGCAGCCGCCGCGCGGGAGATCGCGCTCGCTTTCGGGGTGCCGCCGATGCTGCTGGGCCTTCCGGGTGACAATACCTACGCCAATTATTCGGAGGCCAACCGCGCGCTCTGGCGGCTGACGATCGTGCCGCTGGCAGACAAGATCCTGTCCGGAATTGCGCAGGGGCTGCGCGCCTGGTGGCCGGAACTTACCTTGCGGCTCGACCTCGATGGGGTGCCGGCGCTGGCGGCTGACCGCGAGCGGCTGTGGGCACAGCTCGGCGCGGCGGATTTTCTTTCGGCGGACGAGAAGCGGGCGATGCTGGGGATGGCGGCGCGGGAGACTGGACAATGAACGTGGACATGCTGGCGCGGCTGATCGCGCAGGCCGAGGATGAAGGCGCGGAGCTGGTGACGCTGCGAGCGCTGGCTGAGAAGGCCAGCGAACTCGGGGCGGAGCGCGTGCTCGAACGGCTCGGCCTCGCTGACCCACAGGCGCATGTGGATATCGGCGAGTTGCGGCAATTGCTCGGCGCCTGGCGCGACGCGAAATCGTCGGCGCGTCATGCGGCGATCGGGTGGATCGTGCGGGTGCTGCTTGCGCTGCTCTTGATGGGGATGGCGGTGCGGTTCGGGTTGACCGAGCTGGTGCGCGGATGAAGGCCCTGCGATTCGCGGGCTATGCCGCGGTCTTCGACCGGGTCGACCGGGGTGGCGATATTGTCCGCAAGGGCGCGTTCGCGCGGGCGGTCAAGGATGGCGGCGGGCGGGTGCCGCTGCTGTGGCAGCATGAGGCGGGCAAGCCGATTGGGCGGATCGAGCGACTGGCGGAGGACGAGCGCGGGCTGCGCGTGATCGGGCGGCTGTCGCCGCGCTCGGCTGCCGGACGCGAGGCGGCGGCGCTGCTGCGGGACGGCGCGGTGGGCGGGCTGAGCTTCGGCTACCGCGTGCGGGATGCAGTGTCTGGAACAAATCGTGAACTAAGAGATCTCGATCTGGTCGAGGTGTCGCTAGTGACTTTCCCGATGCAGCCCAGGGCGCGGGTGCATGCTGTGGCGGAGGACGGTGAATGAGAGGCGTCTCGACTTCGCTCGACACGAACGGTTCTGGAAATTTTCAAGAGGAGACGAGCATGTACGAAGTGAAGGCGGATCCGCTCGAGGCGAGCTTCGACGAGGCGGCGCGGGTGGAGGAGGTGACGGAGCTCCGGGCCGAGATGGGGGCGCTCAAGGCCCGCATGGACGCACAGGCGGTGGCGGCGGCGCGGCCGCCTTTGTCGGGCGCGAAGAGCCATGAGGCCAAGGCGTTCGTCGAAAGCTATCTCCGCAAGGGCGCAGAGGGCGGGGTGGAGCTCAAGAGCTTCATCGGCACGAGCGACGGCGCGGGCGGCTATGCGGTGCCGCGCGAGATTGATGCGGTGATCGATGCGGCGCTGAAGGCGATCTCGACGATCCGCCGGATCGCCAATGTCGTGAAGGTGGGCTCGGCGGGATATCGCAAGCTGGTGACGACCGGGGGCACGCCTTCGGGCTGGGTCGCCGAGGGCGCCGCGCGCGATGAGACGGCGACACCCACCTTTCATGAAATCGTGCCGTCGGCGGGCGAACTCTACGCCAATCCGGCGGCGAGCCAGGCGATGCTCGACGATGCCAATTTCGATGTCGAGGCGTGGCTGGCCAATGAGATCGCCAGCGAGTTCGCACGGGCCGAGGGACAGGCGTTTGTGGCCGGCAACGGCACCAATCGGCCGAAGGGGTTCCTGACCTATACGACGACCAATGAGGCGGATGCCGTGCGCGCCTTCGGATCGCTGCAATATGTGGCGAGCGGGGCGGCGGGCGCGTTCGCGGCTTCCAATCCGCAGGATCGGCTGATCGATCTCGTCCAGAGCCTGCGTGCGCCCTATCGGCAGGGGGCGAGCTTCGTGATGAACGCGACGACGCTTTCGAGCATCCGCAAGTTCAAGACGAGCGACGGGGCGTTCCTGTGGCAGCCGGGGCTGGTTTCCGGCCAGCCGGATACGCTGCTCGGCTATCCGGTGATCGAGAGCGAGGACATGCCGGATGTCGCGGCGAACAGCCTGTCGATCGCGTTCGGCAATTTCCAGGCGGGCTATCTGATCGCGGAGCGGACCGAGACGCAGATCCTGCGCGATCCCTTCACGCACAAGCCGTTCGTGCATTTTTACGCGACCAAGCGCGTGGGCGGCGGCGTGAGCAATTCCGAGGCGATCAAACTGATGAAGTTCGCCGCTTCCTGAGCGTTGGCGCTCGGCTTGCGGCGAGGCGCCGTGCGGGCCTCTCCCCTTGGTCCGCGCGGCGCACCCCTTTCCCCTCCGAAATCGAAAGGCATTCGATGTCCGACATGTTCGCGAATACCGTCGACGCGCCCAGTGCGCCGGCGACGAAGGCCGTCGCGGTGACGCCGCACGACGTGAATCCACTGGCCGATATTCCCAAGGCGCTGTTCGTAGGCACCGGTGGCAACATCACCATGCGTGGCGTGAACGGCACGGCGGACCAGCTTTGGAAGAATGTGCCGAGCGGATCCATTCTTCCGTTTCGTGGGCAGTATGTGCGCGCGACGGGGACGACCGCCGCGGACATATTGGCGCTTTACTGATGAGCGGCTTCGGCTTGGGTTTCGGCTTTGGCGTCGCGATGGCGCGGCTTGCGACGGCAGGACATGCGCCTCCAACGCTGCCGCGCCTGGCGCTGACCGGCGCTTATGACAGCGCGGGCGATGCGGTGTTGGTGACCGCGCTCGCCGCCAGTAGTGCCGACAGGACGCGGCCCAGCTACAGCGTGTCGGCGAGCGCGACGCGGACGATCGCCTTCCATGTCGCGGCGGTCGCGGCTCCGGGCGCGATCCTCAACTGGATCGGCACGCACAGCGGCTATTCGGTTGCGATCGCCGAGAGCTTCGACAGCAGCGATGGATCGGACGGTTCGTGGAGCGCGATTTCGCATACGCTCGCCTTCCCTTCGGGCGACAATCCCGCCGATCGCAGGCAGGTTGCGCCGATCGCGGCGGGCGGAGCGCGGTGGGTGCGGCTGACGGTCACCGCTCCGGCGGGCGGCGCTTGCACCGTCTATCCGATGGTGCACCAGTTGCCCGTTTCGGGCCTGAAGGACATCTGGCTCGTGATGGGAGCGAGCCTCGAGACGCAGGGAATGCTTTCCAAGCCGCTGGAGGATGCTTTCATCGCGGCGGACCCGGGCTGCGACCCACTCGTGTTCAACTATGCCAGCTCGGGCCAGACCAGCGCCACCATCCTTACCTATCTGAACGCGGTGAACGCGGCGTTCGGCGCATATTATGACTATGTCTATCTGGGCAACCTCATCGGTAATGACATCACCGCCGCCCAGCCGATCGGCGACGACAGCGCGCAATCGCTGATCGATCTGCGGGATCGGGTGGATGCGATCATGGCGGGCTTCGATGGCAAGGTGGTGGGTCTCACCCGTCAGACGTATCGAGAATATGCCGGCGTGTTGCCGACCGCGCAGGCAGATGGATCACTGCCCTACAATAGCCAGGTGGTGGAGCCGGCGGTGCTGGCGAACAGTCCGCTCGGCTATGACGAGAGCCTGCTGGTTCCGCGTATCGATCTGTATTCGGCGGCGATGAAGAACCGGAGCTATCTGAACAGCGTCCAGCATTTCGACAATTATGACTGGATGCGCGCGGAGGTCGCGCGGAGCTTCGGCCGTTACGCCCGCACGGGGAGCTGGCCGATCAGCCATGTCGAGACGCTGGTGGCGGCGGTGGAAGCGAGCGGGTTCGCCGCGGATCGCTATGAGGCCGATGCGGCGATCGTGTCCTTGCCAGCCTCTGCCGCGAAGACCGCCCTGTCGGCGCGGGTCGCCGCGGCGGCGGTGTCGCCAACCTTCGTTGACAATCTTGTGGGGGCGAGCGGCGGACTGAGCGCCCATGCGGCCGACACCGGCGAGGCCTGGACGTCGCTGAACGGCGCCATCGTGATGAACGTCAACAAGGCCTATGGCTTCACCGTGCCGGCGACTTATCGATCGGCGTGGGCGCCGGCGACCGCCGAATATGACGTCGCCGCCGAGATATTGTTCAAGACGGTGCTTGGCCAGAACGTCTATCTCCTCGCGCGCTGCGTGGATGTCTCCAACTTCTATTATGCGGGGTGCCTCGCCACCGGAAACTGGCTGATCGGTCGGTGCCTGGCGGGCACCTTCACCACGCTCGCCACCGGGGCTGCGGCGGGTCTAGTGGCGAACAGCTCCTATCAGTTCGTTTTTCGGGTCCGGGATACGGCGAAGACGCTTTATGTGAACGGCGTGCAGGTCGCGCAGACGACCGATAACGCGCTCACCGGCGCGGGACATCCGGGCCTTCGCATATCGACTCTCGCCAGCGCGGCGACGACGGGCGCGCACTTCGATCGCGTCATGGCGAACAACATCTAGCACGTAATTTCAAATGGTTGAGGACTGCGCACGGTGGGCTGTGAAGCCCGTCGTCGACGGTCCGTGCGCAATCGAACGCAGGAGTGGCGATGAGCATCTATCTCAAGGATCCGCAGGCGTCGGTCGACTATGCGATCGATTGGCCGGCGGCTTTCATCGGGCCGGCGACGATAGCGTCGAGCGAGTGGGCGGTGACGCCGGATGAGGCGGGCGGCATCGCGGTGGCGGCGAGCAGCCTCGACGGCGGGCGGTGCGTCGCGACGCTGGAGGGGGGCATTGCAGGACGTGTCTATCGGGTGCGCAACCGGCTCCTGCTTTCCGACGGGCGTAGCGACGAGCGTTCGCTGATGTTGCGCGTGGAGGAGCGGTGATGGCGGTCGATGACGGGGCGACGGCGGCGCTTCCGGTCGCTGTCGAAGAGGTGAAGGCTTATTTGCGCATCGAGGGCCAGGAGGAAGATGCGCTGCTCGCGGGGCTGATTCGGGCGGCGACCGGTCTGTGCGAGGGCTTCACCGGCCAGGCGCTTATCCGGCGCGAGCTGCGCGAGACGATTCCGGCGGCAAGCGAATGGCGGCGGCTTGGACGGACGCCGGTGCAATCGATCAGCGCGGTGGAGCGGCTGACGGTGGACGGCGTGGCGACCCCGCTGCCCGTTGAAGCCTATGCGATCGACATCGACGCCAATGGCGATGGCTGGGTGCGCACTAGCAGCGCGGCGGGCGCGACGCGGCTGGCCGTGACCTATCAGGCCGGAATGGCGGGCGACTGGAATGGTGTGCCCGAGCCGGTGCGGCAGGGGATCGTGCGTCTCACCGCGCATCTGTTCACGCATCGGGACGCGGCGGACGGCGTGGGGCCGCCGGCGGTGGTGGCGGCGCTGTGGCGGCCGTGGCGGCGGATGCGCCTGAAATGAAGGGCGAGCTGGCGGGGGCGCTTTCCGAGCGAGTCGAGGTGCAACGGCGCGATGGCGCGCGGGATGCGCTGGGCGGTGCGGTGGGGGATTGGGCATCGCTCGGTTTCGCCTGGGCGGGACTGCGGCCGGATGGGACGGGGGCTGCGGTCGCCGGGGGCGTGGCGGACAGCCAGCAGCGCTGGCGGGTGACGCTGCGGGCGCGTGACGACCTGATGATCGATGACCGGATCCTGTGGAGCGGAAGGCGGCTGCGCGTGCTGAGCGTGACGCAGGATCCAGGGCTGCCCGATCGCATCCTGATCAAGGCGGAGGAAGAGCGATGATGGACCGGTTGCTGGCGCGCGGGCTCGCGCTCGTGCGGGCGCGGGCGACGATGCTCGCTGCGCTGATCGAGCAGGCGGCGCGGGAGGAACTGCCCGCCGATGTGACGGTCGAGCCGTTTGAGGGCGGGTTGATGTTGGCCGGGCGGCGGCTGGCGCGGCGGATGTTTGACGACGCCCGATTGAGGGGAATCGGGCTGCTGGCGAAAGGGCGGATGCGATGAGCGCGGTGCAGGCCGTGCAGGCGGCGCTGGTGGCCGCGCTGACGGGCCATGCCGGGTTGGCGGGTGTGGGGATTTTCGATGGGCCGCCGGCGCGGGCCGCCTTTCCTTATGTGGCGATCGGCGAGAGCGTGACCGGCGACTGGAGCCACAAGACCGGCAAGGGCCGCGAGCAGCGGCTGGCGATCACGATCTGGGACGATGGCCAATCCGCGGCGCGGCTGCACGGCCTGATGGCGGAGGCGGAGTGCGCGATCGAGGGAATGGCGCGGGAGCTGGACGGACACCGGCTGGTGAGCCTCGTGTTTCTGCGCTCGCGCATCATCCGCGATGCGGGCGGCCCCTGGGCGGGGCTGATCGAGTTTCGGGCGCGAACTCTGGAAGCATAGGAGGAAGATCATGGTGGCGGAAAAGGGAAGCGCCTTTCTGTTGAAGGTGGGCGATGGGGCGGAGACGCCGGTCTATTCGACGGTGGCGGGGCTGCGGACGACGCAGCTTTCGATCAACGGCGAGGCGGTGGTGATCACCAACAAAAGCTCGGGCGGGTGGCGCGAGCTGCTTTCGGGGGCGGGCGTGCGTTCGGTGTCGGTGTCGGGCGGCGGCGTGTTCACCGGCTCGGCGGCGGAGACGCGGCTCAAGAACAATGCGCTCGCTGGGCTGGTCGACGATTATGAGCTGAGCTTCGAGAGCGGGGAGCGGCTGCGGGGGCGATTCCTGCTGACGCGGCTGGACTATGCCGGCGATTTCAACGGGGAGCGGAGCTACACGCTGGCGCTGGAAAGCTCGGGCGCGGTGGTGAGCCTGTGACGAATCCGGCGCGGGGCGAGGCGGCGGTGAGGGTCGCGGGCGAGATGCTGACGTTGCGGCCGAGCTTCACCGCGCTGGTGGCGGCGGAGGAGGAACTGGGGCCGCTGTTCGCGCTGGTGGAGCGTGCGGCGGCGGGCGGGCTGCGGCTGACGGAGATGGTGGCGCTGTTCTGGCATTGCCGCAGCGATCCGCCGGCCGGCGTGACGCGCGACCGTCTGGGCGAGGCGATTGCTGCCGGGGGGCTGGCGCAGGCGACGCCGGCGCTCCGGGTGTTGCTCGGACAGATTTTGAAGGGGCGATGAGCGGGCGTTTCGCGGACAGCGCGGCGCGGCTCGCCGGGCTGGCGGGGGCGATGCTCGGCTGGCGGCCGGATGAGTTCTGGCGCTCGACGCCTGAGGAACTGGCGGTCCTGTTTGGCGCGATGGCGAGGGATGCGGACAATGTGCCGCTTGACCGGGCGGGCTTGAGCCAGATGCAGGAGATGTTTCCCGATGGATGAGGAAATCGAGCGGCTGGTGGTGAGCGTGCGCGCCGACACCCGGGCTTTCGCGGGCGACGTTTCGGAGATGCGCGGCAGCCTGGAAGGGACGCTGGGCGCGGGTGTCGAGCGGGCGGGGAGGTCAATCGAAAACGCTCTGTCGCGCGCGATCCGCACGGGCAAGCTGGGCTTCGACGATCTCGGGCGGGTGGCGCTGTCGGTGATGGCGGAGATCGCGGCGGCCTCGGTGAGCGCCGGGATCGGATCGCTGTTCGGCGGCGGCGGTGGCGGCGGGTTGCTGGGGGTGGCGAGCAGTTTGCTCGGCAATGTGCTGGGCGCACCGGGGCGGGCGACTGGCGGGCCGGTGGCGCCGGGACGCGCCTATATGGTTGGCGAGCGCGGGCCGGAGCTGTTCGTGCCGGGTGCGAGCGGCAAGATCGAGGCGTTGGGTGGCGGTGGTGGCGGGCGCGACGTGCGGGTGTCGATCACGCTGAACGCGCCTTCGGGAAGCGAGGCGCAGGCGTTGCAGCGATCGGGGCGTCAGGTGGCGCGCGCGGTGCGGTCCGCGCTCGAAGCGGCGGAGCGCTAACGATGGGATGGTGGTTGGCGGGCGCGGGCGACGCGCTGACGACCGGATTCGTGAAACGCTTCGATCCGCGTTTCTGGACGGTCAATTTCCCGCGACCGATGGTGGCGGCGGTGACGACAATCGCGGCGGATGCGTTGCGGGTCGATGCTGTCTTCTACAAGGCCGACGATCTGGCGGGGCTGATCTGGGAGGCGGAGGATAGTCACGATCATCCTCTGCTCGCCTATGAGACGCGGCGGGATTTTCGGGATTGCCGGCTGAGTTTCCGATGGCGATCGGGCGGGCTGATGGCGCTCGACGCGATCAATGGCCCGACGCTGACGATTGAGGGACGGGATGAAACCGGCTCCCCGCGCGCCTGGTATGTTCGCTTGTGGAATTATGCGACGGGCACGGCCGAGGATGCGGAAATCGCGCTCGATTTCGCTGACCTGGACGGCGGCTTTCTGCTGCCGGGGGAGGCCGATCCGGTGTGGGCGGGCGATATCGACAGGATGTTCCTGTCGCTGGTGCCGCCGGGATATTCCGAGCTCGATGCCCCGCTCGCGGGACCGGCCGAGGGCTGGGCGGAGCTGACGGAGATCGTCTGCGACGGGCCGGGATCGGTGCTCGCGATCGGCGACGCGATGGTGCCCGAACATGGGCTGCGCCTCGCGACCGGCTATGACGACAGCTATCATATCACGCCCGAACGGATGCTGCGCAACGCGCTCCAGCTCGGTTATCGCGGGCTGATCAACCATTATGTGGGCATGAGCCATTATTTCCGGCTCGAGTGGAATGCCGGGGCCACGACATTTCTGGTGAGCCTTTCGGGCGGCGTGCTGAACGCACCCTGCGCTGCCTGGCATATGGATTTCGCGACGCGCGCGAAGGCGGTCGGCTTCGAGCTGATCCTGTCGCTCTCTTATGAGCTGTTCGACGCCCATGCCTGGGAGGACTGGAAGCAGCGGGCCGAGGACGGCGCGCCGGCGCTGACCGGCTGGTCGCCGCCGTCCACGCTGCTCTCGCCCGCGAGCTCGGCGGCGATGAGCTATTTGCAGGCGGTGGCGCGGGCGTTCGTGCAGATCGCCGTGGGGGCGGACCAGCCGGTGCGCTTTCAGATCGGCGAGCCTTGGTGGTGGGTGATGGCCGACGGGCGGCCCTGTCTCTACGACGATGCGGCGAGGACTGCGTTCGGGGGGAGCCCCGTCTCGATTTCGAACGTGCGCGCGGCGCTTTCGGGGGCGCAGATCGCGCTGCTCGACGAGGCGGGGGCGCTGCTGGCCTCATCGACAGGGGCGTTGCGCGATGCGGTGAGGGATGAGGTGGCGGGCGCGGAGATATTGTTGCTCGTTTACCTGCCGACGGTGCTCGACGCTTCCGCTCCTGAGCTGAAGCGCGCCAATGTGCCGCTGGGCTGGGCGAGCCCGGCTTATGACGTTCTCCAGCTCGAGGATTATGACTGGGTGACCGCCGGCAATGTCGGCGCGACCGCGCGCGGGATCGCGGCGATGACGGCGCGTCTCGGTTATCCGATGGCCGAGCAGCATTATTTCTCGGGATTCGTGCTCAACCATGATGCCGCGCCGAGCTGGGCGGCGATCGACGCCGCCGCGGAGACCGGCCGTGGGCGGGGGACCGCCGAGACGTTCGTCTGGGCGTTGCCGCAGGTGATCCGCGACGGCTTTGTGCATTTCGATCAGATGGAGGGGCAGGTGCAGTCTTTCGACGACGTCGCTTTCCCGATCGCGCTCGGGCGCGAGGCGCTGGTGGAGCCGGGCTTTTCGACCGCGATCGTTACGACCGCCTCCGGGCATGAGCAGCGCAATGCCGACTGGGCGGATGCGCGCTTGCGCTTCGATGCGGGGCCGGGGGTGCGATCGGAGGCAGACATCCAGACGCTGATCGCCTTCTTCCGGGCGCGGCGGGGTGCAGCGAAGGGCTTTCGCTTTCGCGATCCCTTTGACGATAGCTCGAACGGCATGACGGGCGTGCCGGGATTTGGCGATCAGCCGCTTGGGGTCGGCGACGGCGTCGCTACGCAGTTCGATCTGTTCAAATATTATGGCGAAGGCGCGGAACAGACGGCGCGGCGGATAACGCGGCCGGCGAGTGGATCGGTGCGCGTCGGGGTCGACGGTGTCGAGGCCATTGAGGGATGGACAATGGAGGCGGGCGGCGTGATCGCCTTCGACGAGGCGCCGGAGCCGGGCGCGATGTTGACGGCGGGATTTCGTTTCGACGTGCCGGTGCGCTTCGCCGAGGATCGGCTGGAGATTAGCCGAGCGACATTCCTGGCGGGCGAAGCACCATCGGTGCCGCTGGTCGAACTGCGGGAAGCTTGAGCGGTGGCCGCATGGCTGGAACCGGAACTGACCAGCATCGCGCTTTGCTGGCGGCTTGACCGGCGCGATGGAGTAACGCTGGGTTTTACCTCGCATGACCGTGACATCGTGATCGACGGCCTGCGCTTTCGTGCGGCTCCGGGGATGTTGCCCTCGGCGATCAGCCTCTCGGATGGTTTCGAGGTCGACACGCTGGATGTGGCGGGCGCGTTGACCAGCGATGCGATCAGCGAGGGCGATCTGGCGGCGGGCCGCTGGGACGGGGCGAAGCTGCGGCTGCTGGCGGTCGATTGGGAGCAGCCCGAGGTGACGCCGCTGCTGCTGGCACGCGGCGAGCTGGGCGATGTGGGGATGCGCGACGGTGGGTTCAGCGCCGAGCTTCGGGGGTCGACCGCGCTGCTGGAGCGGCCGGCGATCGAATATACCTCGCCCGAATGTCGGGCGGAGCTGGGCGACAAGCGCTGCCGCATGGATCTGTCGGGTCGACGGCGCATCCTTCGTGTCAGCGAGGTGATAGGCGAAACGACGATCCGGCTGAGCGCGGCCGAGGGATCGGTGAATGCTTATGGCTATGGCTGGCTGCGCTGGATCGGTGGAGCGAACAGCGGGCTTGCGAGCGCGATCCTGTTCTCGGCGGGAGATGAACTCGTCCTGCGCGAGCCGCCGCCGTTTGCGACCGAGGCGGATGTCCTTGTCGAGGTGATCGAGGGCTGCGACAAGAGCTTTGCGACGTGCCGGGACCGCTTCGGCAATGGCGCGAATTTTCGTGGCGAACCGTACCTGCCGGGCAACGACCTGCTCACGCGCTATCCGGGCGCATGATGATCCGAAACGGAGCGGACATCGCAAAGGCGGCGCGGTTGTGCGTCGGTGTGCGCTTTCGGCCACAGGGGCGAGATCCATCCCACGGACTTGATTGCGTCGGGCTCGCCGGCGTTGCCTTCGCTCGTTCCGCGCTGCCGCAGGATTATGCGCTGCGGGGCGGCGACGACGTGGCAATAACGGCAAAAATTTCGGCGGTCGGCCTGGGCAGGATCGGCGTGGACGACGCGCGCGAGGGCGATCTGCTGCTGCTCGAAACGGGCGCGCGGCAGTTTCATCTGGCGGTGCTGACCGACCGAGGTTTCGTGCACGCGGATGCCGGATTGCGGCGGGTGGTCGAGACGCCAGGACGGCCGCGCTGGCCCGTGCTCGCCGCATGGCGCGACGAAGGAGGCTGAGATGGCGACTTTGGTGCTGACCACGATCGGTACGATCGTCGGCGGACCGATTGGCGGCGCGATCGGATCCTTGCTCGGCCAGCAGATCGACCAGCGGCTGTTCGCGCCCAAGGGGAGGCAGGGGCCGCGCCTCAATGATCTTTCGCTCCAGACCTCGACCTACGGCCAGGCGATTCCCAAGCTGTTCGGAAGCATGCGGGTGGCCGGCTCGGTGATCTGGGCGACCGATCTGCGCGAGGAGCAGCATCGCTCCGGCGGCGGCAAGGGCGCGCCGAAGACGACGACCTACAGCTATTCGGCGTCGTTCGCAGTTGCCCTGTCCGCGCGGCCGATCCGCGCGGTGCATCGCATCTGGGCGGACGGAAAGCTGCTGCGCGGCGCGGCGGGCGACTGGAAGAGCGAGACGGGCTTCCGGCTCTATCTGGGCGATGAGGAGCAGGATATCGACCCGCTGATCGCCTCGGCGGAGGGCGGCGGTACGCCCGCTTATCGCGGAATCGCCTATGCGCTATTCGAGGATTTTCAGCTCGCCGACTACGGGAATCACATTCCTTCGCTGACGTTCGAGGTGGAGGCGGACGAGGGGCCGGTTTCGGTCGGCGCTATCGCGGCAGCGCTTGGCGATGGGGCGATCGGCGGAGATACGTCAGCCAGCGTCGGCGGCTATGCCGCGAGCGGGGACAGCGTGCGGGGCGCGCTGGAAGCGCTCGCGTCGATCGTGCCGCTTACGGTTCTCGACGATGGCGTCGTGCTGGCATTGAGCGACGATCCGCCAGCGCCGATCGAGATTGGCGGCGATGAGGCCGGAGCCGCCGCCGATGGGAAGCGGGTGGCGCGCCTCGACGTCGAACGGCGGGCGGCGGGCACGCTGCCGGACGAGATAGCTATCGCTTATTACGAGCCCTCAAGGGATTACCAGGCCGGGTTGCAGCGCGCCCGGCGTGGCGGGCCGGGACGGCTGGTGGACAGGCTGGAGCTGCCGGCAGCACTTGATCCCGGCGAAGCGAAAAGCATCGCCGAGCGGCGGCTCGCTACCCTGTGGAGCGAACGTGCGCAGGCGACATTGCGTCTGCCATGGCGGCGCATGGCGTTGCGGCCCGGCGCGCATCTGAGTTTGCGTGGGGTCGGCGGTGTTTGGCGCATAGCAGGATGGACGCTCGACCGGATGGTGACGGAGCTGAAGCTCGTCGCGGTGTCTGCGGGTGGGGTCGGATCGATTGCCTCGGCTGGCCGCGCAACGCCGGGAGCCGATAGGGCGCACGGACCGACCGTTGTTCACCTGCTCGATCTGCCGCCGCTCGATGAAGCGCCTGCGACGATGCCCCGCCTCTGGGTGGCGGCGGCGGGCGAGCAGGCGGGTTGGCGGCGGGCGGAGTTGACCGTCAGTCGTGACGGTGGAGCAAGCTGGTCGCCAATCGGAACGACCGCTGCGCCGGCTGTTATCGGCGAGACGCTTGGGGCGCTCGGGGCGGGTGATGCCACCTTGTTCGATCGGCGCAGCAGCGTTGACATTGAACTGCTCCACGACGGGATGTGGCTGGAGAGCAGAGACGATGATGCGCTGATCGCCGGCGCGAACCTTGCAATGGTCGGCGACGAGCTGTTGCAGTTCGGTGATGCGGAGCAGATCGGCGCAAGGCGCTACCGGCTGTCGAGACTGCTGCGTGGCCGGCGGGGAAGCGAATGGGCCATGGCGGGACATGCCGCGGGTGAGCGGTTCATTCTGGTCGAAAGTGCGGCCTTGCTGGGCTTCGATCTTCCCGTTGCTGCGATCGGCGGCACCGTCATGGTGCTGGCGGCCGGAGTAGGAGACGGCGGATCGCCGGCTGAAACCGAGACCGCGCTGGTTGCGCGCGCGCTGCGCCCGCCGCCGCCGAGCCATATCCGAGCCGAGCGGCTGGGCGACGGGACGATCCGGATCGGCTGGACGCGCCGCAGCCGGATCGGATGGGCGTGGCTTGACGGCAGCGATGCGCCGCTCGGAGAGGAAGGCGAACGTTATGGTCTGACCCTTACGCCATCGACCGGCCTGTCGCGGACGGTCGACCTGATCGCGCCAGGTTATGACTATTCGCCCTCCGCGCAGGATGCGGATGGTTCGGCCGGAGCGGCCTCCATCGTCGTGACGGTGGCGCAGCTCGGCTCGATCGCATCGTCGCTCCCCGCCTCGAGCGCATCGTTCACTTTGTAAGGAGAGCATGAATGGCCGACGCGACCGCACGCTTCAGCCTGGATCTGTTGCAGCCGGGACAGGCCCAGAAGGAGATCTTCCACAATGAAGCGCTGACGCTGGTGGACGTCCTGCTGCATCCGGTGGCGCAGGCTGCCGGTGTGAACGATCCCCCTGCGAGCCCATTGCCGGGACAGTCCTGGATCGTCGGCGACGCGCCTACCGGGGCTTGGTCGGCTCAAAGCGGGGCGATCGCATATTGGACCGCCGGAGGGTGGCGCTTCATCGAGCCCGTCCCTGGCATGCTGGTATGGGTGATTACCGACGGATTGTGGGCGCTGCGCGAAGGCAGTGCCTGGACTGTAGGAACGCTGGTCGCATCGGCGCTCAAGATAAATGGCGTGCAAATATTGGGGGGGCAGGAGGCGTCGATCCCAGACCCGACCGGAGGCACGGTGGTCGACGCGGAGGCGCGAATGGCGATAGCAGCGCTGCTGGGAGCAGCCCGCGCGCATGGCTTGATCGCCACATAAGGAATTTTTTTTGCGGTTCCAGAAACTCCGGACGCGTAACGGAGTTTAGGGGTGCGTCAGCCGAAGAGTTGTGTCGAAACTTTAGGCAGTTTTGTGAGACATTTCGGCAACAGTTCAGGGTTATGCGCGCTTGCGCGGATAGTCCGCTTTGGGTAGGTAACGGGCGTTCCTCCGAGGAACCCTAAAGAAAGGGGATTTATATGCGTAAGCTCGCCCTAATGGCCGTGCTCGCTTCCACAGCACTTGCGACACCTGCTCTTGCCCGTGACGGCGCCTGGTACGTCGGCATCGAAGGCGGTGCGATGATTGTCGAAGATATCGATTACGATATCAGTGCTCCGGTGCCGGTGAACAACGCGTTCACTGTCGATCACAAATATGGTTACGATGTCGACGCGATCATCGGATATGATTTCGGCGCTTTCCGCGCGGAAGGTGAAGTCGGCTACAAGCGGGCTTACTATGATATCGGCGACTCCGGCGGCCTTGACGGCCGGTCCAGCGCGCTCAGCTTCATGGTCAATGCCCTTCTGGACTTCGGTCCGGATGACGGCCTGAGCGGCTATATCGGCGGCGGCGCAGGTGTCGCCCGCGTCCGCGGCAAGTTCGAGCGCGGCGTCGTCACCACGACCGACACCGACACGAAGTTTGCATGGCAGGCGATCGCGGGCGTCCGTGCTCCGCTGACCAGCAGCATCGACGTTGGACTGAAGTATCGTTTCTTCAACGTGAGCAACTATGACCTCATCGATGGCGCGAACACCATCGACGGTCGTTTCCGCTCGCACAGCCTTCTCGGAAGCCTGGTGTTCAATTTCGGTGAGCCGGCCGCACC